AAACTAAGCCGGCTACCAATGCTGAGTTAGATGACATCATAGACAACGCAATGCGACAAGCAGAGGAGAATGATGCCAAGAAGAAATAAGTCTCCCTACTGGCTTGAACAAGCCATAGATTTACGCAAGAGAGGTGACTCTTTAACAGAGATATCCAACATAATCTTGCAACCAGTCTCAACAATAAGATATCAACTCAATCTTAATCTTACACAGGATGAGTATGATGCATTATGTCAACCATCTAATCCGCCTGAAAGTGCAGAGCGTACCGCAAGGATACGTGAACTGCATGAGGAGGGCATGAATGGCAATCAGATTGCCAATCTTGTAGGTGTGTCAAGGCAGTATGTGTACAAACTCATTCGTATGTGGAGAGAGCAAGAGGATGCTGACTTAGATCGTATCGTAGAGAAAACAAACTTATCATTAACAATAGACGAATGGAGGAAAACAAAGATATGTTAAGTAAAATAAGAACGTGGTTCAAGTATTGGATTGTAGATAAGCCTGAACCTAAAGCAGAAGAAGTAGAAGTATCTGTAGAAGATACCGCAGAGTCAGAAGGTAAAGCTATCTATAGTGGTAGTGTTACCGCAGAAAGCGGTAGCGTTTCAGCAACTGCTACACCTACGAGGGTAAGAAATAAAGCCGGTAAGTTTGTAGCCGATGACCCTAGTACACCTGATGTAAACGAGGCGTGGGTAGGTGGTAAATCACCGGCTAAAAAATCTGCAAAGAAAAAATCTAAATAGTTGGATAGCCGAAGGCTTTGGAGTATCGCCCACTAACAGGGTCATACTCCAAGTCTACCTGACCTAGACTACCTGACTGTTTAAACCTCATCTTCTTCGTGTGTATCCGCACATCCCTACTACCCTGTGTAAAGTCTCTTTCAACTATCAATATCACATCAGCCTTGTTTGCAAAGTTTGCACTACCGGCAATGTCATAGGGTTCTACTAAAGGGAACTCACCATCAGCAGACCTACGCATCTTAGCCGGATGCGCTACGAAAAACACATGCACACCATATGTCAAAGCAAACCTTTTTATCTTGGACATCATCTGACTAACGTATTCTGTCTCAGTCATGCCTTGTGGTCTTTGATGATCGAACTCGTTATAGGGGTCAAAGATAACTGCGTTAACACCATACCTCAATACTGCGCTGATGCTTGCCTCTAAGCACCAATCTATCGTAGGTGATTCGTCCTCTGATCTTATGAAAAAGAAGTGTTGTGCCAACCAATCATAAGCATCTAGCAACTCTTCCTCATCCATCTTAGGAGTAGCACCATCCCTTGTAGGTTTACCTACTTTCTTTTCTGCAAGCTTGTTAAGGTGTTCGCTTACAGGGTTTTCAAAACTACATATCGCCCACTTATAATCGTGCATACGTGCCATGTTTACTGCGATTGCATCTATGAACTCAGACTTACCGCAGTTAGGCACACCGCTACATATGGTTACTTCTGATGGACGTACTAAGAATATATCGTCTAAGGTTTCTATGCCTGTGGATAATCCTTTGCGCAACCCACCCCTAAACAACTGCAAACCTTCTTCCATAAATCCATTTGCAGTATACAAAGACTTGATCGGATAAGGCTCAGCTGTGTTTAAACATTGTTGCAGCGATGATCTATCGTGTTTACATAATATCTCATTGCCATCTTTGCAATCATCCGGATATGTAATTATGAAACATCTTTCCCTACCTATCCTCCTTGCCAACTCCTCACGACATTGGATACCGGCATCATCGTTATCAAGTGCTAGATAAATTCTTTTGTACTTGTTGAAATCAAACTCGCTTAACCAATCCATCTTTCTATCACTTGCACCATCAGGTATAGACAGTACGTTCTCCGTGATTAACTTCCAAGTAAGTGCATCCATCTCGCCTTCGCAGATGAGGATCGTATCTTCTTCTGTGTTTAAACTATTTATTAAGTAAGGGATGCGCTCGCAGTCAGGCAGTTGAGCGTAGTGTTTATCAGGCGTGCGGAACTTGATATTTACAGGCACACCCTCCTCGTTCTTGTACACAAAGGCAATGCAGTCTTGTCGTTTGTTATTAACAAAGTGTGAGACTACACCTACTCCATGTTTGTCTGCAAAGTCTGTGTCTATTCCTCGCTCGTTCAAGAACTGTTCCGCCCATGTACCTCGTACACTTTTTGTGTTGGGTATTATGGATGGTTTCTTAGGCGCAACCTTTCGTATCTGTGGTGGTTTCTTTAATGACTCTCGCCATGCGTTGCCCTCCCACAAGCAATGATGGCATCGCCATCGTGCGCCCTGTTCATTTATATTTATTGACAGGCACAAGTCACGTTTGTTCTTGCGTTCATGCGAACACTCAGGGCATGTAGTTTTCTGTTGCCCTATGTCATAGTGCCTAAGATGTATTCCTTTATCGTTTAGTTGTTGGTCTAAAGTCTTAGTTAGTTTTACTTCGTTCATGGCATCCTCTTAAATATATGTTTGCCATCTTCACCAAGCCTACGTCCTTGCTCGTCCTTTTTATTCTTGTCTTTGAATCTTGCATCCACATTGACAAGATAATTTACTGTGGACATATACCATTTCTTTCTTGATTTATCGTCAGCCTCCTCTGATAACCACACGTCACGTGACATCAGGACTGCATCTAAGTTAGGTATGTTTGTGAAGGTTTTAAGCCATTTGTCATAGTCAGCTTGAGTCAGCCTGATTACAACACCTTCAAAGGCATATTCATTTTCCATATTTTTCTCCAGTTTTTTATGGACTTACTCTCATGCTATTCTTTGAGGATTGAGTTATGGCATAGGTCTAACATCCTTGTATGTAAACAAAGAGTAGACATTACGCCATGCTAATCTTCTCGGACATCGCCATTGGCATCAGACTACTGCACTCAATGTCTGATTCGTGTGCTACTTACTTAAATCTAGTGCTTTAAGGCATACTGCGTTCACACTTTCGGTCTCGCATTTGGCTATGTATGCATCCCATAGTAACCATCAATGAACAAGTGCTATGGTCTTACCCCTCCACTTGTTCTATTTACAAAATACTATAGAATGTATTTTGCGTGCAAGTTTTTTTTTAAAAAATTTTTACGTTGATAAATTTATTCATGGTTTATCACTCCAGTTATAAGGGGAAAAGGTCTCGATAGCGTTAAATACTTTTCCCCTTAATCTGCACAAATTTACACAAATGTTTGACAACTTATTGAATCTAGTATTTAATAGATAGCGAGAGTGTAATATGAAGTATAGCAATGTGAATAATCTTCCGGATGTTTTTGCGAAAGCAGTCGTCCGTGATACGTATTCACGTGGCAAGGCTGACATATCCGCAACAGGACTACTCAAGCCACCTAGACAAGCACACCTAGCATATCAACATGACGATCAAATCGTAGTCGATGTTTCCAAGCAAGTGTGGTCTCTGTTTGGAAGGGCGGTGCATCACATCCTAGAATTAGGAACACTAGATGGTTATATCTTAGAGCAAAGATACTTTGCTCAATGTTGTGGATGGACAGTATCAGGTCAAATAGACGTACAAAGATTAGACCCTCAAGGCATAACAATTATGGATTGGAAAACTCGTAAGGCTTATGCTGTGATGAATGGTAGGCGTAGTGATGTAGAGCAACTCAACATTTATGCATGGCTTGCTCGCAAGAATGGTAGGGATGTATCCCAACTACAGATTGTTAATATCATACGCGACCATTCGTCATTTGAAGCTGATAGAAACCCTGACTATCCACAACACGAAGTAACTGTAACTGAAATAGACCTTTGGACTTTTGCAGAACAGGAAGAATTTGTGCGTGATAAAGTGGAATCACATCAGCTTGCCACTCTTACTTTGCCGGATTGTTCTGACGAAGAAAGGTGGAAGAAACCGGACAAGTGGGCGGTGTTGAAAGAGGGTGGCAAGAGAGCGTTTAAACTCTTTGACACACAAGAAGATGCTGAAACATTTGTAGATAATAACGAGGATTATATTATCGATCATCGTAAGGGCGAAGCAATGCGTTGTGCGAAGTTCTGTGATGTATCCTCATACTGTGACCAATATCAAGGAGAATTGAATGGATAATATAGATAGTTCTACTGGAGAAATCTTTAAGCAACACCCCCTTATGCGGACTAGCGCTCAATTAAATGAGTTAGGTAAAGCATTAGCGGTGGCGCAATCAGAGTTCCCCATACTTCCCAAAACAAAAACAGTTAAAGTGCAAACACATGATGGCAAAGGTTATACCTATAGCTATGCTGACCTTGCTCTTATACTGGAAACCATATTGCCTATCACATCTAAGAATGGATTGTCTGTAATACAGATACCCATAATAAGTGATAGAGGATATACACTTGTAACAAGATTACTACATGAGAGTGGCGAGTGGATAGAAAGCGAATTGCCTTTGAAGCAACAGCGTGATGGCGCTCAAGCTATGGGTAGTGCGCTCACATATATGCGTAGGTATTCTTTGAGTGCTATGCTTTGCTTGGCAACAGACGAAGATGATGATGGGCAGATAGCTGATACTGACCACGTGGGAGCGAAACCACAAGTGCAGAAAGGCGGTGCAGTTAAAGAACCTGACGACAAAAAAGAATTGCATAAGTTTATAGACGACTTGCTTGAAGAAGCAAGGGGTAAAGATACTGTTCTTGAGGTTGAAAAGCTATGGCTTGAGGGTGCTGAAAAGACATCAGCACTTCAAAGACTGGACAAGAAAAAGTTTGATGATGCAGTAGAAGAATTAAAAAGCATCAGAGAAGTAATAAATCAAGACGAGAATGG